ACGTCCTCCCAAGTCAACTCATTGTTGACCCATGTTGATGATTGTTCAGCATCCTCATGTGTTGGTGCCGGATCGTCATACATAACAGTTTGAATAACTGTATACGTCGCTCCTTTTGGAGTCTTTGCCTTTGTAAGTTCAAGGATTAAGTCACGACCAGTATCAGAATCAGTAACGTCACCTTTCGCTTTCCAAATTGGAATGATTTTATCAAGAATTCCTTCTTGTTTGTAATTGTGTTTAAATCTCCAAAATTTAACACCATCTTCTTCGTGATCTCGGTCAATTACTTTAACAATATAAAACTTACGTGCTTTGTATTGTGTTGCTAATTGTTTGTCGGATTCACGACCTGTTGACATTAACTCGTCATATACCTCATTCAAAGGTGAACGTTCGTTGTCATTTTTTCCTGGATCGTAGAACTTCTGCCATTTACCATCAACATTGATTTCGTGAAACCAAACTTCCTTAAAAGGAGATGATCCATCAGTTGTAGGTAAAATACGGATTGTTCGTTGACCTTGTTTTTCGTTATCCTTAAGGATTGCCGCGAAATACTTTTTCATTCTTTCTTCTTGTGTGAATTTTGAAGTGGAAGAAGAACCACTTTGTTTTGAACTCTCATACTGAGCCAAAACTGCATCTAAAACATTGTTTGTCGCCATTTTGTATATATTTATTAAAGGTTTACGTAGAAAATATAGTTATAAAAAGTAGGGTAGTCAATAAAATATTTAAAAAAACTTGAGAGAGACGTTTATATCCCCCTCAAAAATATTACATCATATTTGTGTCTTCGTCGTCGTAATTATTAAATGATGTTTCAACATCATTTGTAGAGTAATTATTAGCATCATCAGTTGTTAAAACATATTCATTTTTACCTGATTTTTCCATATCAGATTCTTTGTCTTGAAAGAAATCAGATAATTTTTGGTTAAAAGGACCTGAATCTAAACTTCTTAGTTCTAATTTCTCTTGTGGGGTTTTTGGTCTAAATTTATCAAATTTAGTTTCTAAATTATTTATGGTTGTTACCAAACCATCCATTTCACCTAATTTTTCCTCAAGAGTTTTTAGTTGAGCAAATAAGTTATCAAAATATTCTTCTTGTTTTTGTTCCATATTTTTTTGACTCTTAACTAAATCTGTAACATCTAATTCTTCTTTGTTTTCTTCTTCTTCTCCCTCGGCACCAAGTTCTTCTACCTCAGGGTCGGTTGCAATATCAATAGGTGCTGCCGGTGGAATTGGAGCAACTGCGTTAGGGTCTGTGGGTGCGGCAGCCGGATCAACAGGTGGTGCTCCTCCAGCTAATGCAGGATCAACAGGTGGTGCTGCGGCCGGATCAACTTGTTCAGTTATGTATTTGTTAATAGAATTAAATCTACTTATTTCTTTTAATATTTTTTTATCTATTGCCATGGTTATCCGTTTAATAATTGTTTAATTCCTGTTTTAGTTTCTACTTGGATTTTTTTGAATGTGTTCATAGTATTATCAACTCTCTCAATTAATCCGTCTTTTATTCTAAGCGTATAACAATCTCCAGTGTCTAAGTCACAAACTTCTTTGTACCCATTACCTTTATCTTTCTCTGACACTCTTGTGTTTTTACCCAAGTAGTTGTCTAATATTAATTTTGTATCCATAATTGTTTTTATTTATAAATATCTAGTTATTCAATAAAATTAATTTAATGAGTTATATATATCTATTGCTTGTTTTACTTTATTTTGTAATGTATTTTTATCTTGTTCTGTCATTTCAGTATAAACATTATCAGGTTGAGTACTTGGATACTTTGTAACATACAATTTAACAATATCCTCCTCAGCAGTAAGATTTGTATTAATTAAAGATAATTTATCTTTAAATTTAGCAATTGCAAAATCCACAAATTTTTCAGCAGATATAAATGATACAATTGGTATGTTTAAATTAGTACCTCTTGAAAGACAATAGAACTTTTTATTAGTTGTTGTGGCAAGTACCGCCCCATAAGTTTCAGTTAAATTAATTGTACTATAATTATTCTCATAGGCTTTCATTCCACTTGATGACGCGGAATCTAAATAAATAAATGAGAATAAATAATAAGATAAATTTGTAAAAGTAGGATTAATAGTTGTTACACTATTACTAGTTGTTTCTTTTGGTATTCCACTTGCAACAATTCTATCACCAAGTAGTTTTTTAAAGTCCTTATATGATATTTGAGTTAATGTTGGGCTATCTAATGGTGTATATCCAACATAACCACTATTAATTTTATCAGAACAATCTTGATTTTTAGTTATTGTATCAGTACCAGTTACATTTGAAACAACATTATTTTTTTGAAATATTACGTTTTCAGGTGATGATTTAGATTTCTCCTCATTTGCCTTTACTTGTTCTTGTAATTTAGAAATTATATTTAAACTTAAAGATTGTATAAAACTGTCAATTTTAGGTAAACTATAAAAAGGTTGTCTTGTACCTTTAAATGTTGTACTAAATTCACCTTCACTAATCTGATGAGTTACCGAAGTAATCATATATGGCCCTGAGAACATAGGTATGTTTCTTACATTAAAGTACATCATGGGTTGTATAAGAGCGTTACCTAACATATCAACAGAACATTCGTAACTTCTATTTCTATATAAGTTATATAAAGATACGTTTTGAGATCCTGTACTTCTGTTTCTACTTTGGTTTGCCATTTGATTTAACATTTCCAAAGATTCTGCGGTAGGTTTTCCAACATCTTGACCAACACTAAAGTTTTTAAATATTTGTTGATTTTGATTACTAATATCTATATTGAACCCAACAACTTTATTTGATTTATCCCAATTCTTTTTGTTAGATTGACTTTCAACCAATGGATTATCACTTGCTCGTCTAAGGTCAAACGCATCGTCTCTAAATCTATAATCAACATTATCCTTCATATCCACATACTGGCTAGGTTTGTTTGCGTAATAACATAAAAACTTAGGAGATGTGTTTCTGTAGTCCACATTTAAGAACGTACCCCAAAATGAGTTAGCAAATTCAGTTGATCCTTCACTTCTTGGTACAGGATTTTTCTCTGCGTCTTGTGCGTTATAGAAATTAGCGTAAGCGGGTAATGGAAAATAAGTAAAATTATTTTGTGATAATATTGTTGACACAATATCTAACATATTATTTTTGTATAATGAACCTTCAATTAAATCTTTAATTTTGAAGATGTCAACATAAACTTTTTGTCCAACGTCTCTACTTGCCCTATCAAATAATAAAACATCTTCAAACATTGTTTTTGATTTAAAGTCACCACCGGCAACCCATGTATCATTGAACGCTTTGAATGTTTCCCACATCTCAACTCTTGTTTGTTCTCCCTCAAGTTGTGACTTATTACCTTTATCACCTTCTATTGTAATATTTGGTAAACCAGCTCTTACACCTGTCATTAAATTAGAAATAACATTTTTAAGATAAGTTTCAGATTTATCAAGGTATTCATCCATAAGACCATAAAACTTAACACCACCTAAACTATTACCTAAATTTTGAACAATAGGAAGAGTGGTGGTAGTTGTTGTTACTTGTGATGTTGTGTTATTTACAGTACTTATGATAAATTGATTGTCATTAGGATTTGTCGTTAAATTACCATATTTAATAATTATTATTTCATTAATAATAGGAGTATTTAATGGGTATAACGATGCACTTACAGGTTGTCCTGTAAATAAAATTGTTCCTGTTGCATCTTTATAAACACCATATTTTTGTGGTCCAAATTTATACACAGAAATTGTTTTAGTATCTTTAAGTGTTACTGTAGTTAATAAATCACCAGGTGTTTGAGGACTTGGTACGGGTGTAGGAACAGGATTTGGAATTACAACATCATTTGTTGGGACTTTAAAATTATTGAGTTTCTGAGTTGCGTATAGCATAATCAACGGAGCAAAATCTTGAACATTTTTTTCGGTAAATTGCACATTCAAATCAATGAAAAAATCTGTTATATATGATCCATTATCAGAATAAACTAACTTAGGTATTTCGGAAAATCCAACATATTTCTCTAAAGTTTTCCATGTTTCAGGGTTTGCGGTTTTAGATTGAGCCAATGTAATAGTTCCACCGTTTGAAGGTAAACTACCTGTTGTCCCCTGATTGTACCCCTGATAAGATACAGGATCAATTAAGAATTTAGTGGAGAATGTTAAAAATGTTCTTCTATCAAACATAGATGGATTACCCATTTTCAATACAACATTATATTCTAAGAAATTAGTTAGTATCCCTTGGAAATTTGTTTTTTGTTTTTCAACAACAGAATTAATCATCCCCTCGGAATTAAGGGTCGATGGTTTTTCAACAACTAATAATTCTCTCATTAATAATTGGAAATTCTTATATGATCTTTCAGATTCAGTTTCAACATCTTTATCACTTGGAACCAATGTCTTAAAATCGTAAATTGATCTACTAAAATTTAAGAACTCTTGTTCAAAGTAATCTAATATTTCCGTATCAAATGTTGTAAACATTTCCGATATTTTATCGTATTTTGTAATATCACCATTCAATGAAAAATTCTGTTGTGTTTTCTTATCCGACAATATTTCTTTCAAATATGAATCAGGATTTGGTTTTGTAATTTTAGTATTATCAAAATAACCATAGTTTGGTGATCCCCAAAATAATCTAACCGATCCGTTAAAAACAGCAGGATTACTAGAAACCTCTACTTTCATTTTGTTATTTTTAAAACACTCGTCTTTTGTTTGATTTTTTGTATAACCAAAAGACGGCATTATAAAATATTTATCACCTTCAGTTGTTTTAACAATTGTTGACCAAGGTGTAATCTTTAACGATCTATCATTATCATTAGGGTCAAAACCACTTGTTTCAGTAATTTTACCTGATGAATTTGTTGTCATCACCATTTTACCATCATTAATTAATGTTTGGATTTCAGTTTGTGAATATCCCCCTGTTGCCGAATTAGTAACATAAAAAATGTTTGGTGTAACCACAGTAAAGTTTTCTCCTGTAAGTGTTTGAGATATATCTATAACATATTGACCAACACCCCCTGTAGTACCACTCACTTGGCTAACAATTTTAGTTCCAAGAGCAAGAGTTGGTCCTGAAATAATTTGTCCTGTAGATAATGTACCACCAGTAAACGTTAAAACGTACATTGTTGTACCCGTAATATTACAAGTACCATTTAATATTGATTTATTTTGAGATATATCAACAACATATTTACCAACACCCCCTGTTGTACCATTTATTTGGGATACAATAGTTGTATTAACATCTACTGTTGGCCCAGCTAATATTTCGCCAGGAGCCAAGTTATTATCATTAATAGTATAAACGTCTAATGTTGTTCCAACAATACTACAAGTACCATTTAATTGTGTTGCCCCCGAAAATAATTGTAATCCTTGTAAAAATACATTCATATCATCATACAACTTAGGGAAAAACCCTGTGTTCATAGTTGTTGAATTATATGTAACTAAATTTGGTGTTGCACTTACCGTATTTTCTAAAACTATATTGTTTTGGAATCCTTCAATATTCAAAGAATAAACTTTTGTTGATGCTGAGGTTACGGGATCATAATTACCCAAATAATCAAAATCTTTCCAAACCTCATCTAATATATCTACACCAGTATCATTCCAAGTTTTATATCTATGCCATATGGAACCATATTTAACAACCCAAGCGTATGGTAATTTATGTACCGCTCCGAATTTTTTAATGGTTGATAAGATATAACTTAAATCATTAGGTTCATTATATGATCTATATTTTTCTCTAAGACTTGCTAGTGGTAAACTATTCAAGAATAGATATGCCGCTTGTTTGTAAGATGATAAATCATTTGGTTTATATCTAAAATTATACACACCATTTTGAATTGCGTTTATAAAATAAGGTGTGTTCAATATTGAAGTGGTCTGAGTTTCCGTTAAGTACCCATCGTAATTAGAATAATTTAAATTACCTTCAGTTGTGAATTGTTCCTCAATTTTTCTATTATTATAGAATGTTTTAAAATTAATAGTGGTAGTATCAATATTTTGACTAAAGACATCCGCCTTATAATTAAAGTTAGTTATAGGTCTTTTCTTATCGTTAGTATCGTCGTTATTAAAATTACAAATTGTTTTATGTGTTGT